GGTTGAAAAGGTGCAAATAGTTGTTTTTTCATGTCTTCACGTAAGTATTCATCTTCAATCAAATCCAACCAGCAGTCTTCGCGATCACATTGGTCAAGTTTTTTATGCAGTTCATTCCAAATAATTTTTGGATTATTCGATTTGATCTGATTATCAGTGTAGTGTTGATTAAATGCATCCTTGATGACATATATGGTATTTTTTTTCATGCATGAATAAGGTAAAATTAAATCGGTCTTATTTGATGGATTACAATGCAATTTTTTCAAGGTTTTTCTACGTGATTTAGGTTGTTTCTTTTTTGTAGTTGTAAACATTTAGTATATACTTACTAAATATTTTAGTATTTGTTGCGTTTTACAATCGACTTACCCCATACTGATTTGTCCACGTTAATCGGTCCAGGTCTATCGTCAATTTCATCAAATAGTGTATCTACTTCTCGATCATATTTATTGTATTCGTTTTTTGTCTCTACTTCCTTCATTTTGAAATGATTTATCAGTGACTTTACATACGCATCAAATAGCTCATTTACTTCTGTGCTGACGCTTTTATAACGGTTTGTAAGTAATTCATTGGTTAATTCCATTATATCATCCTTGTAATTATCTATTTCGTCATAATGAGTTTGTATTTTGTTGAATTCATCGGGATTGTTTTTAGAAACAAATTTATGATATTGTGATTTGTTCATCAATAATTCTAAAGTGATTTGATCAACAAAAGAATTAGTTTCTGATTTTATTTCCATTCCAGGTATGATTTCTTCACCCGACGCGTCCATTATATATATTATTCAGACAAGGATTTTCTTTACATTTATTTCTTCAAAAATTACATTGTCTATAACCCGATTGTCATTTAGTAATAACGCGCAACAAAAATATAATATAATAGTATACTAAGAATTAATATGACTAGTCTTGGAGGAGGATTTCAAGGAATTTCTGCAAAACAAACATTAACTAATTACAAAGATGGACAACAAACTTCTACACGCGACATCGTACGTAGATCTTGGAACACTGCTTTTGCCTCTGGAACCGTCAATGGTTACAAGCGTAGAATTACCCCTTTCAGAGCCGTGAACAATTCCGGTGACTTCTTAGTTCGTCAGAACTACAACAGCGAGGGACCCAATCCTGATAGCACTGGCATCCCTTCTGCCAGTACCAACCCCAAATTCGTTGCTGATTCTTCTGATTATACCAAGTACAGAAGACAGGTGAGCGTAAACCGTAACTACAATGATTTAGCAAATGGCGGTGATGAGCACAATGCTTCTGTTACTTTCTTATGGAATGCCCGCTCTTAAATTGTTATTTATAACGATAAGTAAATATATGTAAATATGATATAGCATGATGATATTTACAAAAAACAATTTGAATAACGGTTCTCTCAATTTTACCCGAGCCATGCCTTTGAAAGACAGAACCTCAGATAATAGTGCTCGTTTCAGCGCTGCTCGCGAAGTATATACTGAGACTACTCCTGATACAAGCGTGAAAAAATGGTATGGAAACCGTGATTCTTCTAGCGTGACTGAGCGAAGAAAGAACAATGCTATTGGAAAGGGAAGCATTAATGCAAACAACAATGCTCTCTCTTTTACATCAAATACCGAGAAAAATACCGTAAATAATGCTGTACGCAGAGTCCGTGCTGGAGGAGCCATTGTTCCTGCTAAGAAAACCAGATACACTCAATTATTTTAAGTGTGTGGAAATGTTTTCGTTGATATAATATATAGACAATGTACAATTATTTAGTTGAATTTATTGCCACTACTTTCTTTGTATATGTGATTTTATCCACAGGCAATCCTCTTGCTATTGGTGCTGCTTTAGCATTGGCTATCTTGATTACTATGGATATTTCTGGTGGCCACTTGAACCCTGCTGTGTCTGTTGTTATGGCATCCGCAGGTAAGTTACCTATTAGCGAATTATTGCCTTACACTATTGCTCAGGTTCTCGGTGGTATTGTTGCTCTCGAGATTTACAAGAGAAATAAAGAGTAATGTGTTTTTGTAATATGAGTTCATATTCATGTGCTCATATTACTTTGTTTTCAACAACATTCTGTATAAAATATACAAACCTATTACTGAAAGCGAACCGACATAAAACTGAGTACCCATATTCAGGTCGGACAATTCGACGAGACTCGATTCTTCATTTTTTTCTTCTGCATCTTCGTCATCTTGCTTTTTATCTTTTCCAACAAGTTTGTCTTTCATTTTGTTTACTAAAACCAATAATTCATTGTCGGTTTGTTTCATATCGACTTGCTCTTTCTCTAAAATTGGTGGCGCAAACAGAGAACCTTTTAATCCATGTGAAGGTTCATCCATCTCACGCTCTTCCATGTTGTCTAATATCTTAGGAGAAGCAGGTCTAGAAAATGCAAGTTGCTGGTCTTTGTTAGGAGAACTGTCTAAGAATAAATAATTCATTGTTATATATTGAAGTCATATATTATTTCTTTTATTTATTCTCTTAACAATATTGTAAATCGATATAAACATTTGAGAATATTATTTCTTAGTTGAAATTGCTCTCGTCATGTGTGGTATTTTTACTATATTAAATAACGATGATACTATATTGACCAGTGAAGATACACTGGAAGCTTTCCAAAAAGGGAAACATAGAGGTCCTGAATATTCTATTTTGAAAAATGTCACAGTCAAAACATTGATGGGATTTCATAGATTAGCTATCAATGGCCTAGACGAAGGCTCGCATCAACCTATTACTATTGATAATATTGTTCTGATTTGCAACGGAGAAATTTATAACTATAAAAAACTATATGAGTTGCTACCGAACCATGTTCGTGCCAAAACGAACTCCGATTGTGAAATAATTATCCATATGTACAAAGAATATGGTATAGAACAGACTCTTCAGATGTTAGATGGCGTGTTTGCATTTGTTCTGGTGGATCATCGATTTTCAAATGAGTCAAGCAAGGTATATGTTGCTCGTGACCCATATGGCGTCAGACCACTGTTTATTATGAATGAGATGACTGGCTCCACTAATAATACAATTGCTTTTGCAAGTGAAATGAAATCTTTGAAATCAATGCAAAAAAAGTTGAACACATATTACAATGATAAAAGAGATAGTATTTTATTAGAAAATCCAAAAGCGAAAATTAAAAAGGAATATAAACAATATGATATCCAACAATTCAAACCAGGAATGTATTACGTATATAAAATGCCACACCATCAGTCTCCGTATTGGAGAAGTTGCAAGCATGTTCGATATCATACTTTTGCATTCAATACAAATGTCTTTGCAAACAAATACGACAAGAAAAACATTATAGAAAACATTCAAATTTATTTCAAAGAAGCAGTATTTAAACGGTGTATTACTACTGATCGACCGATTGCATGTTTGCTTTCAGGTGGATTAGATAGTAGTTTGGTAGCTGCTTTGGTAAATGAATATCACAAAATGAATCACTTACCGCAATTGGAAACGTACAGCATAGGTATGGTCGGCTCAGAAGATTTGAAGTACGCCAAACAAGTGGCAGATTATCTTGGGACAAAACATACATCTATCGAAGTAAGTGAGGCAGACTTTGTAAACGCAATCCCACAAGTTATCTACGATATAGAAAGTTACGATACTACCACTGTTCGAGCAAGTGTTGGAAATTGGCTAGTAGCAAAATATATATCCGAACACAGTAAAGCCAAAGTTATTTTCAATGGAGATGGTTCCGATGAACTAATGGGCGGATATTTGTATATGAAACATGCAGGTAATTGTATTGAATTCGATAGAGAGTGTAAAAGATTGTTAGAAAATATTCACTATTTTGATGTATTACGTTCTGACCGTTCAATTTCTTCACATGGATTAGAACCAAGAACACCTTTTCTCGACCGTACGTGGATAAATTATTATTTATCGCTTCCATTAAAGATGCGATACTCCAAAACTGATGCTGAAAAATATTTGATTCGTACTGCATTCGACGAAGAATATTTCACAAATAGAGATGGTAACATGTTGCTTCCCAAGAATATTTTGTGGCGACGAAAAGAAGCGTTCAGTGACGGTGTATCGAGTGATAAAACGACAACTCGAGAGATTATTTACAAACATATTCATAGTCTTGATAGTCATCAGCATTTTGTATCGCTATTTGAAGATTCGAACATAGATAATAAAGACAACATCGCATCACTTTTATTGAAAGTTCCGCAAACGAAAGATGTGACATATTTGTCTCCAGAAACCTTAGAACAATTTTATTACAGATATGTATTCGAATTACATTATCCGAACGGTGGTAAAGTTATTCCATATTTCTGGATGCCCAAATACGTAGAAGCGACAGATTCCAGTGCACGCACACTAGATATTTATAATGAATCTGAAGTAAATATGCATGATGAATGCATGGTACTTCCTCTTGCCCAAGATGAAGTCAAAAATGATAGAAAAGATTAGTTAACGAGAGATAAATATACTTAAATAGAACTATATTTATCTACTTATATTACCAGGTATACATGATTCAGTTTGCGTTATTGAATCTTCTTTTATTTGTATTAAATTTTGCAAAGGCTTATCATATTTATTTTTACCGTGGTTCTTTTATTGACAAAATAATGTATTCGAACTTTTTACGAGAATTACAAGCAAAATTGCCTAATTCGAATGTAGAATACCAAGACTACGTTACGTGGAAAGAGTTTCCAAAAGATACAATTCTTATTGGACATTCTTTTGGAGGGTTTGTTTCGCTGTTGCATACTATGAATCATCCTGAAAATGTAAAAGCATGTGTATTATTAAATAGTCATTTTAATCATAACACACAAATGCCGTACTTGTGCGTGTCTATGCACAAAATCCAACAACCCGTATTATGTATTTTTACTGATATGGATGAACAATTACCGTGTGAAAAAGTATTCCAAGACTGGGAAATAGCTGTGACTAACAAAATGGATAATAAAATATTTGATTTTTATGTAGGAACGCATTTTTCGATGTTTACTCATCAAGAGCAAATAGACCGCGTTAGCGATCGTATTGTAAAATTTATTAAACAAATTGAAAAAAATGATGAGAACAAACATCAATAATTATATATTGTGCATCTTAACAATATATAATTCTAGTTCTATATTTTATTTTCTATTGATGGCGTTTTCTATTTAAAACTCTGTGTTAAAATCAAATACTTCTTCTTCGTTGTCTTTTCCACTCTTATCTGCCAAAGCGTACTCCGCGTTGGTGCGTTCAAAGAAGTTTACCTTTGACTCAATACTAATCAGTTCCATAAAATCAAATGGATTTGATGAGTTGTAAATCTTGTCATATCCCAATTGGACGCACAAACGATCGGCAACAAACTCGATATATTGAGACATCAACTTGGAATTCATACCAATCATACGACAAGGAATCGACTCCAAGATGAACTCTTTCTCAATCTCAACAGCCTCTTTCACGATTTCATGAATCTTCTTCTTAGGCAGCTTCTTGTTGAGTTTCGAATACAATAAAATGGCAAATTCAGTGTGAAGGGCTTCATCACGGGAAATTAATTCGTTGGAAAAAGTGAGACCAGGCATGAGTCCACGCTTCTTAATCCAGTAAATTGCCGCAAAAGAAGATGAGAAAAACAATCCCTCTACCAAGGCAAATCCAACCAAACGAGTAGCAAAACTACTACGCTTGTCATTCAACCATTTTTGAGCCCAGTTGAATTTCTTGGCAATGCAAGGATAATTCTGTGTAGCCGAAAATAATTTATCTTTTTCATCAGGGTCTTTAATATACGTGTCTATCAATATACTA